GGGCTTGTTCGCGTTGTTCGCGGGTTTGTTCGCGTTGTTCACGGGCTTGTTCGCGTTGTTCGCGGGTTTGTTCGCGTTGTTCGCGGGTTTGTTCGCGTTGTTCGCGGGCTTGTTCACGTTGTTCGCTGGCTTCGCGTTCTGGTTCGACTGAGAATTAGCCATGATCGTTTTATACTAATAAATAATATTATTTTTTCAACTCACGTTTTTTAAGAGCTACCTTTAATTCAGCCATTAGTTTTGTGCGTGTAGAATTTATGACTGGTTTCCTGGATGGTGGAGGTGGAGGTGGAGGTGGAGGAGGACCACCTCGGGATGGTAGTTGAGAATTGGGTACGACGATCGTCTTACAAATTCGAATCACCTGCTGAGCATTTTTGACACTATTTTCAAAATTCATAGTAATCCTAGAACGAAGTTCCTTGGCTGTAAATTTGACGCGTTTCCCGCGAACATCTTTCGTAACCCGTAGACCCAGCTTCTTAGCCTTCTCTTTCAGGTCCTTGTACTGCATTTAATACTAACAAAGAAAATCGTCACACTGCCTGATCAAAACATCAAAAAATCTGTAAATGTCCTGATTTCCCCAACATCGATAAGTCTAACAAACTCGATGTCTTCTTTTGAAAATAAAAGTGGGTCCGGTAAAGCCATTGTATATGCGCGACCTATAGTCAATGAGATCTGATCGAGATAAATTAAAATTTCATTAATATCGACCGTGTCTATAGCTACCCTAAATTTCCCCACAGATAATTCATATCTACCATCTTGTGTGTGAGTAAGTAGCCGTTTCTTTATAAACTCATCACTATCATTACTGGGGGGTGTACCCCCAATTTTTTGGTCATGTCCTGTGTAACGCATGAGCTTTTGTAAACCTGGTACGAGCTTTTTCAAAAAAATGCGTTTTTCAATACTTAGAAACATTATCTTATATATCAATATAAAATGACTGCCACTACGCGAAGTAGTTCCGCGATGGCTGGTGCGTCTACAGCGTCTTCTTCCCTTATAAATATAGCCGTCATATGGTATTTCATGCAAACAGAATACCCAGGGGCTGAATTAACTTTACCCATGAAAATAGGTGTTGGATGTTGTTCATGTTCTCTGCTTTCATCTATAATACGAATAATACAATACCTGATACATTTCTTGACCGGTATTAAAACATTCTAAAATTTTCTCAGTATATAATAAACGATGGGTGCAGCAATGTCATCAGCATGGTTTTTTATCAGTCCTATCCCCGATATTTCTTCAAAAGGTAAACCCAAACCAATGTCAGCGGCTATAATGTCCTGTAGTTGTATCATTTTAATGATGATGTTTTACGCTGGATACCGTTTCCAGATGGAATCACTAATGCCGTTACCGGCACCGTTTTATCCGGGTATGTTACTCGTATGTTGTCTATCCTGCTGCTCAAGTAGTAAACTTGTTGGACAGGGGCGAAAATTCGCTAAAATTTAAAAAAAGTTATCCGTGCGATACATATTCACCTTAAATGAACCAGTCTTACCAGGTACTGAGACTGTTTCATTTCCATAAAGTTCTTGACACCCAATATCCTCCATGCAATCACGAGCATTGTGACTCACTGGAATGGGATAAATTTGCTGACCCGGGGTTGTCGTATAATAATGATACCTATCACGCCTCCCACGAACCTCTTTTCCGTATAATGGCATGGTCACGTCTCCCGTTCCCGTGATAAGTCCCATTTGTTGCATATGACCAGGTTTATACTTCTTGATCGGTGGACCTCTATACTCTGGTGGCTCATGACGCACCATAGTTGGTCGAGGTGACATTGGGAGCATCACCTTCACGATACGTGGATTGTACCACATGTACATGAGCGCGAGTACAAGTACAAATAGAATAGATGACATGAGCTGCGTCTTAGTCCTGTTCTTCATTTACCATAGTTAAGGAAAATGTTTGAGATAGATATATGAAGGATATAACCATTCTTGAAAATTTCATCAACGACGAAGAGCTAGAAGAGGCTCGACAATTCATTGGTGAACAATCACTCAATTTAGATAATAAATACTATGGTGAAAAACAGCCAGCCATAAACCGACAGTGGTATTTCATACCAGCAGATAATGCTTATAAAAAAATTCTAATTGATTTGAGACCTCAAAGGGATTGGGATTATGGAATGGAAGATATTATCCCTTCTGCAAAAAAGTTCATTTTGAAAATTAAAAATAGAATAGACAAATGTACGAATACAAATTTTGTTTTACAACGAGTTTATTTAAATCGTCAAGTACGTGGACAAGACGTGACATTACACATAGATGATCAAAAACCAAATGTATATACACTTTTAATCTATATAGGTGATATTACACCCGAAAACTATGATAAAGCTGGTGGAGACTTGGAATTGAAAACTAAAGAAATTACCAGAATTGAACCGTTCACAAAAAGAGCTGTACTATTCAAGGGGTATATACCACATCAGGCTTATGCACCGTTAGTCCCGGGTTTAACTCGCATTTCATTTGCATTCAAATTTATAGATACGGCAAATGAACTTCCATTTAGTGTAAATTATAGTTAAGGAAAATCTTTCACATAAAGACATGAAGGTGTTGGCGATAGACATCGGGTATCATAATATGGGTCTCGTTTTAGCCGAGTCTTTATCGGGACCAAAAATTACGGTAGAGTTCCTAAAGAAGGTGAGTTTAGAAGATTATAAATATATAAAGTCAAATGATTTTGTAGACACGATTCCTTTATTTGTAGAAGATCACCAAAGTATTTTCGACTCAGCTGACAAAATACTTATAGAACGACAACCACCTGGTGGCTTTCAAAATATCGAGATTTTATTACATTACATGTTCAAAGAGAAGGTTCTATTAGTGTCACCTGTGAGCATGCATGTGCATTTTGGAATGCGACATTTAGAGTATGAAAAACGTAAGGAAAGAACAGTAGCCATAGCAGAAAAATACATAGAAGGTGGAATTCCTTATGAGAGGAAACACGATATAGCTGATGCGTTATGTATGATTATATTTGACAATTTTAGGTCTTGTGTTCATTTTTTTGATAAATTTAAATTTATTTAAGTTTCAACATGTAAAGTGTTTTTCGTATAAGTGTAACAATTTCATCTTGGATATTTTTCAAGTCTGTATCCTTAGGAAGTTTCATAGATTTCGTACGGCGTAATAAATCCTTGAAATACTTTTCGACTAGTTCCGAATTATTGTTAAAACGTTTATTCATCTGTACAGGTTTGATTTTTTCATGGGTACTCATATACGTCTCAGAATACGCATCGATGAGAGGTACGATCCCCGTGTAATACTTTTCGAGTGCCTTATGCTGTGCATATGAATTCGTGTTGAGATGGAAATAATGGGTTTGTGTTCGAGAGTTCATGAGCATCGCTATGAAATTGTTTACACTGGTCATTATAAAATATGTACACATAATAAAATGCCAACCACTAAACAAATCCAGGAAGCGCGTAAAAAGTTAAAGGCGACCCCTAAACCTAAGGGTAACGCACCCAAGATACCGTCTGCGGCTCTTCTTCGCATCATTAATGCCGATCCGAAGATTAAGCGAAACAGGGAATTTATGAAACGTGTTCAGGAACTCATCAAACGGAGTTAATTTTTTTACCCCCAAAAATTTTGAAACTGTCTTTGATAATATTATCAAAATGTCCGAGTCTATATTGCGCTATACCCCAAAGTATGAAAAACACAGTTTTTGTAAGATGATTGATTTCGTTTTCTTCCATCTTATAGATTGGTCCAACTACACGACCCATGAAAGTTTTCTCTTTTTTCTGACCCGTGATCATCATCTCAGCTTGTGTGAGTGCGCACGTATCGTCATTGACTGACCAGTGGTAGAAGATGAATGGTATGAGAATCGAATAGAATTCCAAATTTCTCCGGTCATTCATGAAAGGAACAATCAAGATCCACAAAAGAAAAATAAGATGAATGATAAAAATTATATTCATCTATTATAACATGTCTGAAGATATTAATATGGCAGAAATGTGGAACGAGTACCACGAAAACGTGCTACGCCAATGGGGTGAAGCGTCCGCGTGTTATCGGTATATGCACCACCGCGCTTTTCTGATGTATAAAAAACTCAGTCTGCGTTTTAGTTTACCTGTAATTGTTCTTTCGACAATCACGGGTACGGCGAATTTTGCCCAAAGTTCGTTCCCTGAAAGTATACGGGGTGGTGTACCCGCCATTATTGGTGGTATGAACCTCATAGCTGGTCTCATCGCAACAATCATGCAATTCCTGAAAATCAATGAACTCATGGAGAACCACAGGACGGCTGCTTTGGGTCATGGTGGACTTTCTAGAAACATCCGCCTCCAGCTGGCGCTCCCCCGTGACGAGCGTAGTAAGGAGGGTCTAAAGTTTGTGGACGAGTGTAAATCGATATACGAAAGTCTACTGGAACAGTCCCCCCCCATCCCCAAAGAAATCTTGAAATCGTTTGAGAAAGACTATCCAATTGATGGTGCGTTCACAAAACCCGAAATATTGAATGTGCGCCCTATTCCACTCTTAAAATTAGCAAAAACTATAGAACCTATTCGAGCCATAACAAAGGATACTATTTTTGAAAAAGTTGGTACGTTCTTGGCACCTAAGGAAGAGGAAGAGGAAGAGGAAGAAGAAGAGGAAGAGGAAGAGGAGACAGACGTCGAGCAAGGTACACCAACAGAATAATCATCGTCAGATTGGTAAGGACTGCTGATGCAATGAATGGAAACATTTTCCTTTTTAAAGGTTCGATGACACGTTTATGTAGTGCGTCGTTTTGCAACACCAAATCTATCGCCTGATTAGTAAGATCATCAATGGACTCCTTCATTAAGATAATTGAACAAAAAAAAAGTCCCGTTGTTACAACAATACACACGAAACAGATTGATCTGATTCGTAGATACATCCATGAGGGTAAGAATGTGTTCATATGTGGCGCTATTGGGGTTGGAAAATCGTTCATTCTCCAAAGGGTACTCGAAGGGACGAATCATGTTGAAGTACAAACGTCACACTTGAAACGTGAATCACCTTTTCTACAGTTTATTAAACCTACCCGAAAGCATGTATTCATAGAAGATTACGATACTGTATTCAAATCATTGGTTGAAGAAGTTTCGGATGGAAACAATCTCACTCGAGGTTCTCTTCTGATCACGACTACAAACATGTGTATGTTTCCTAATTTTGAAACTGTTTTCGTTCCGAGGCATAAACCCGATGTTTTGATGACTTTGGTGGAAAAGGATGGGATTGAGATCCGCAACGCCGCTGTGAGAGCAGCTGGAAACATTAGAAACTTTTTTACGTATATCGATGGATATGATGAGATAGATGACTTCAAAACACCGAAAGATTTCATAACTAGTGTATTGACTGATTCAAGTCCTATCGAGATAATGGATAGTATACCCGAACATGGACACATTTGGGATATATTCCAAGAGAATTACATCGATTCCAAGGGTGTAGACGTAGTGGGGTCTACAGATTCTTTCTCGATGGCGGATGTTTTGGATAACCATATTTACCAATCCACCAACTGGTACATGATGCCTTACTTTGTACTATACGCATTGACTATACCAAAATCATGCATGGGTGAACCACTTAAGCAGGATAAAATCAGACCTGGGAGCTGTTGGACAAAGTTGGGAAATTATAAAATGCGGAAACAAAAGTATGAGGAAATTAAGAAAAAATCGAGGATGGGTCTTGGTATTGAAGAACTGTGTCTATTAAAGAATTATGCTGAAAAGGGAAACCTAAGTACACTCATTCATTATGGAATCACACCACAAGATTTCGACGTGATTAATCATCTCGCTGTTGGAAACGGCTTAAAATCAAAAGACGTAACAAGAGTAAAGAAAGCATTGAAGAATGCCTATGACCGATGAAGAAAAGGAGATCGAGATCAACGACAGTGTCAAGACTATCGGAAATGAAATTCTATTCTATGGCGACATAGATCGTGAAAATGCACTCGAGTTTGTTTTACAGTTCAAGAAGCTTGAAATTGAGATGTTGAAAAAGAAGGCTGAACTCGTTGGGTACGAACCACAAATTCGTATATCTATCATGAGTGATGGTGGAGACATATTCTCTGGTCTAAACATGATGAATGTTCTCGAGCGCTCTAGGGTCAAGGTTGTCACCATCGCCCAAGGTTCCTGTTGTAGTGCGGCTACCTTTCTATTCCTGGGTGGTTCAGAGCGTCGCATAGGGAAGAATGCGTACCTTCTGATTCACCAGCTTACTACAGAGTTTTGGGGTAATTTCCAAGATCTTCGTAATGAAATGAAGACATCTACAAAGTTTATGACTATGCTCAAGAAGATGTACCTCTCAAAGACGAACATCCCCGAGAAGAAGTTCAAGCGTCTCATGAAGAAAGACATTTACCTGAGTCCATCGAAGTGTATCAAGTATGGGATTGCGCATTTCGTTGATTGATCGTGACTGAACGTTTATAGAGACCCAATAGACATAGAATTATAAATATCACACAAAATGTATTCAAATTTGGTTGTAATACTGTGCTTTCTACATGCCTAAGTCGTTCCATTCTGCCGTAATTTACAACTGGTAACCCAGGCATCTATTTAAAGGTGAGAAATTAAATATTCGTAGTATGGAACGCCTTATAAAGAAAGATAAACATGGGAATGAGAGATTCACCGATATAAGGGTTGATAAACTTAATAATGGAACCGCGGACATCGTGAAGACGACTGGTGTTCTCGGGAGTGAGAAGGTTTCAGTCTCTCGCACGAATGTGAAGACTGGGTATGAAAAAGCTTATGCTCGTGCACAGACTGTGTGGAATAATGAAAATATTAAGTGTACCCAAATTCTCCCAATGTTGGCGAATAAGTGGGAGGATCGAGAGAAATACATCACAGAACCCTTTTATGTCCAACCCAAAATAGATGGCGTCCGTCTCATCGTTTCCAATAAAAGGTGTTTCTCGAGAACTGGTAAACTCATTGAAGGGGTGGATCACCTGGCTCGAGGGCTTCGGGATGGAGAATACCTCGATGGAGAGTGTTATGCACCAGGTAAATCATTCGAGGAGATTACGAGTATGTTTAAGATGAACCCTAAAGAACTCGAGTTTCATGTATTTGACTATTTCGATACCAATCGTCCAAACCTCACATTTGAAGAAAGGAGGAGTGAGATCACAGTCGATACGTTCCTCGTGAAGAAGAAAGTTGATATCAAAGGCTACCATGATATGTTTGTTAGTCAGGGATATGAAGGTATCATGATTAGGGAATCTTCGAGTACGTATGAGATTGGGAAGAGGAGTAATTATCTTTTAAAGTTTAAAATGTTTCAAACTGACGAATATGAAATTATCGATGTAAAAGAAGGCACTGGGAGAGATAAAGGTACAGCGATTTGGGTGTGTACAGTTGGTGATCACCAGTTTTCAGTCAGACCCGAGGGAACCATCGAAAGTCGGCGAACCTTTCTCGCGAACAAGGACCGGTACATAGGAAAGAACCTCACTGTGCGGTTTCAAAATCTAACAGCTCTGGGTATACCGAGATTTCCTGTTGGTGTGGTAGTTAGAGATTATGAATAATAATAGAGTATAATAAATGAATAGGATTGCAATCGACATCGATGAAGTTCTTGTCCCATTTCTCAATCCCATGTCCAGGTATCATAAACAAAAGTCTGGTATTCAGAAAACAGATAAAACCAAATATAGTTATGTCTATCGGGATATTTTTGGTGTCACCGAAGAAGAATCACAAAAAATGGTTCAAGAGTTTTACAAGTCTGGACACTTTAAAGTTCTTAAACCGATAAGGGGGTCACAAAAAGCGATGCGGTCAATCCGTGACAATGCCGAAAAGATGTACATTGTCACGGGTCGCCAGGATGTTGTGCGGAAGGAAACTGAAATATGGATCGATCATTTCTTCCCAGGAATTTTCGATGATATCATTCTCACAAATAGTTATACCCCAAATGAAGTCAAGAAAGTTGATATCTGTCGAGCCCTAAACATCGGTCTACTCATCGACGATAATAAAGCCATCTGCGATGAATGCATCGAATCTGGTATGTCTGCTCTAAACTTCATAGGTACCCATGAGGAGGAGGTGTACCCATGGTGTGAAGAGAGTGAGATCAGTCTCAAAGGGTGGTCATCGCACCAGTCTTTTGTTTCATAAAAATAACTTCATCACATTCACCACCTTTCATCATCATCTGCACCTCTCCACACACAGTTCCAGTTTGCTTGAAACGATCACACGCAACCTGGGTTCTCGTCGTTATATCCATATTCTGACTATAGCCAATAAATGTCCGATCAACGAGACCATCTTTATCCAAAGCCTCAACCGTTGCTTTCCAACAATAACTCCCAAATTCCCACTGTTTCGTGTCACTCACAGGTGGGGGTGGGGCATCGAGAAGGGAAGAATTATTCCGATGACGTCTCTTCAATGAGAACACAGGATTAATCAGAAAGTTAGTAAGAGTAGACATTACTATTGATAAGAATTATGTTTTTAAGTTATATTTAGGAATATACAAAACAGAGAAAGAAGTTTTGGAAAGGTATAAAAAAGAAATTTTACAAAGTGGAAAACACACTGTAAAAGTAAAAAACTTCCCCAACCGGGTTCGAACCGGTGACCTCGCGATTAACAGTCGCACGCTCTAACCAACTGAGCTATGGGAAAAAAAGGACATTTGTACTATCAATATACGGTACGCGTCTCCTCTCTACCTGAATCGAACAGGTGACAAATGGAACTACAGTCCATTGCTCTGCCAACTGAGCTAAGAGAGGTGGGATGAGCTCCCACCAAGAATCGAACTTGGACTGAAGGTATCAGAAACCTGCGTCATAACCACTAGACCATGAGAGCCGGAGTGGCTCCGTCGCCCCCCACTATATCTATATTATGAGTCTTTCCTTTAACCCCGTTTATGATCTTCATACTCACGAGAGAAACAGAGAACAAACCAGCACTCGTATTGGCAACAATCATAGGTATCACATTGAAATAGATTGAATACACCAACCCCAATGAACTTGCCAAAACATTGAGACCTAAGAATGTATAATTGATGGCTGCAGTATCTTTGGTTCTATAGACATGAACAATTTGGGGGACAAACATGACCGCGATGAGTATAGAACTCGTCAATCCAATGGCGTCAATGACGCTCTCCATTTGTTTACATAAAAATATCCTGTTTAAGTAGTATGATTGTTTTCATAATTTTATTAATCGTCGCGGTACTACTACTTGTACGTACCGAACGTAGAAAATTTGCGAATTATGATTTCAAATGTTTTTTACTGGCTATGAAAAATGAGCCAGCAAGACGTGAACGATTTATTCAATCGATCGATACAAAGATTCCACTCGAAATCATTTACGGAAAGGATACAAGAACTCCACAAACAGCACAAGAATTTCAGGAGTTGATTGATCATGATTATTATGAAAAGGCAGTTGAGATGTACGAAGATCCAACTGTGAAGAGACCGGATATAACATATTTCAACCTGGGGGCGATTGGGTGTTTTATGGGACATATGGATTTTTATAAGAGGTGTTTTGATCAGGATTTGAAATACGCCGTCATCTTTGAAGACAACGTAGTCATAGATTCAAATAAAATATATGATCAAATACAATCCGTGATTGATGAGAAGGGTGATGATCTCGAGATGTGCTTTTTCCATTGTTTATCACGACTCCCCGAAAAGAAGGAAGGAACCTTAGAAAAGGTCAAATGGATTTCGAGTACAAAGTGTTATCTCATAAACGTTCATAACATGAGATGGTACAAGCGATTCTTCTTACCGATGGATAATCATATTGATATGAAACACGAGGATCTTATCGCCAAGGGTGCTCGAATATACTATAAAGATTTAAGGAAGTTTATGCACATCGATCGCTCACATTCGAGTATCATAGGACACAGTGATCACGGGAGAAGGGGCTTTTTTTCGAGAGTACAACCTGATGCGAGCATTAAGAAGCTTAAACACGGATATTAATGAAGACGGGTCTCTCGGGTCGAATGATAAACAACCCTGTACGTAGAATAAATTGCGCCAATCTGGATCGTACGAGAACAACTGTGTGATCTATATATTTTTTAGACTGAGGTCTATGACGATCCAGAACATCTTTCATAGAGAGAATTCTTTTCAACGATAATTGTTTACAATCGGTCGTATCCATCACGAGACGAACCTGTTCGTTGAACAACCAAGCCCTTCTAAAATGTAAATCCAAATCTTTTGGGTTTGTTAAATCAGATATACTTATTCTGATAGATCTAACCATTTTTATAAGTACACAAAAAAATACTTATAAAAATGATCCTAACGGGTCTCGAACCCGTGACCTTGGCGTGCCTTATATGAGAATTACCCCACGTATGTATACATATAGTATAAGCACCACGCTCTAACCAACTGAGCTATAGGATCTTATATTTCTTTCCGTCAGTAGCTTTAAGTTGTTTCTTGTACTACTATGCGACCCCATACCTCCAGGATCGTAAAAGTAACAACTCATAGGCGAAGAAAGATGTTTCTATACTATATAGAGTGATGTCTTTCGAAATTATAACATACGCGAACAAATCTCAGGGTATGTTTGAGGAACTTGTAAATAACAAGTTTGGGGTACCAATCAAAGTCTTGGGATGGGATACAAAATGGAAGGGATTTTCAGATAAAACAGAAGGTGTTTTGAAATATCTCGAAACCAAAAATGATACTGATATAATTGTCTTTCTCGATGGTTTCGATACGAAGATTAACAAAAACCCAGAAAACATTATAGAACTTTTTAAAGAGTTTAATTGTAAAATTCTTTTATCGAGTGACCCAAATATAAGTGGTACCTTTATTACAAGTTTGGTTTTTGGTACATGTAAAGGAAGTGGAACTGCCAATGCTGGGATGTATATGGGGTACGCAAAGGAACTTAGGGAGTTTCTCACGGCGGAAGAAAATGCAAAATGTAAAGATGATCAACTAAACTTTAACACGTTGTGTAGAAGTCGTGAAGATATACGAGTAGATGAAAAGAATATCATTTTTCATAATTTCAAACCAACAGATATACGTAAAACATCTGACGCACTATTTGTATCATACCCAGGTTCTCCGGGTCTATCCAGATATTCTCGAGCGCTCGTGGAATACACACAATTCGTATATATATACATATTGTGTCTACTTGTGGTAGCCATGGCATTTTTACCTCGTTATAAGAATGTTTTAGTAAGTTCTACGATTGGACTGACAGCCTTTTACGCTTTCGCAGCGGATAAATCGTGTACTGTCTAGGCGGTCTTCATGACTGGTGGTACCATAGCAGAAATCTGTGCAAAGCGGTTCATCACACTGGCGTTCGTCTCGAGACCTAGAAGACTAACTACTTCACCGATGAGTAAACCTTGTTGAACCATAACTAGCATCTTAGCCATATCAGTCTTAGGACTAAAGTCACCGTAACCGACACTACTCATGGTAGTGAAGGAAAAATAGAATGGATCTAACATTGTTTTAAATCCGAACATTTTGGGATTCATCTTATCGAGTAAGAAATAGAAGAGACCGAACACCATTGTAATTAGGAAAACTCCCGTTAATCGTTGCATTTATAATTAACATATATTTTTTTATATAGATTCCACTCTGTGTATACCATCCCTTTCTATATCTGAACTTCCTCTCCTTTTAGATGCTGCCATGGTTGATATAGTGTTAAAAGCCCCTAACCATCTTGTCACTGCGCGTCTAGAACCTGTAAGAGATGCAGCATCATCATTTACAATAATACTCAGACCATTACATACATCCGGCTTATTCTCTTTATCGGGAAACTGTACTAAGAACGCCCGGATGGTAATAGCTGGTATATCAGGTGAATCGATGAGAAGTTTGTCATACTCTTCCCTCGATTTCATAATAAAGTCAAGTACATTACCCCTGTGTCTAACCTCAAGTGAAAGTTCCATGTCTATACTTCTATAGAATTTAGACCATTGTACACACTGGGCTGAGTGCGCCTCTGAGAGACTTAAACTTTGACTAAATTTACTAATAGAGGTGAGTATCCCACCGAGTACATTTAGAAATGCGAAAAGGTATTGGACTATCATAATTTTATTTTTGGTATCATCGGAAACGTCATCGTTCCCACTTGGATTTAGCACTGCAAAACCACCGACACCAGTTAAACTCGCTATAACTATACTAGGGTAGGCTAACCAATCATTCTGTTGTTTATAAAATAGGCGTGCATGGTTATGTAACCAGCGGTATCCAGCCGCCTTTTCTGCCCATTTTATAAGTAATTTTTCTTCTTTTTCACACCATTCACAGTCTTCGTCTTGTTTATTACACATGGTCTATGTTACACGGATAATTTATTAGCGCACTCCCTGGCTAATTTATCTACCTGTTCATTTTTGGGATTTCCATTATGTGCCTTCACCCACCTCCATTCAATAGACTTCAGTTTTTTACGCGCTTCATCCATAGCAATCCATAGTTCCTTATTTTTTACATCTGCCCCAGTAGATGTTTTCCATCCATTTCTCTTCCAGTTTATGATCCATGCGTTTATACCATTCTTGACGTAATTACTATCAGTACATATACAAACTTCTTGAATATCTCTCTTTACACACTCTTCAATGGCTTTTATGATTGCCGTCATTTCCATTCTATTGTTAGTCGTGTTTCTCTCGTTATCACATAGTATGAAAGAGTCACTCACAACACCCCAACCACCGCGACCGGGATTTCCTAAACAACTTCCATCGGTGTAAATTTCATACATGTAATGATTGTGGTTAATATGTTTAAATACTTTTTTCTCAGTATAGTATAGTTAATAAAGTCATCATGGCAGCTAACATGTTACCTATAATCATGATGTCCAGTATGGCGTCGAGTTGTTCATCATCTGTGAGCAGTCCAGTTATTATGTGGTTTTTCCTGGGTAATAAGCTCCTGGGATTCATTAAGGGACTAAACCCACTTAAGGCTATCGGTGGAGGTTTCAAAAAAGTAGGTAGAGCTATAGGTAGGAGTGCTAAAAAGACTGGTAGAGCTATAGGTAGGAGTGCTAAAAAGACTGGTAGAGCTATAGGTAGGAGTGCTAAAAAGACGGGACGGGCATTTAAAAAGGCATTTAGAGTCAAGAAAATTCGATGGTGTTTCTCCCCCGAAACCCCTATCAAGCTTGAAAATGGGGAGATGGTACTCATCAAGAACTTGAAGCTGGGTGACATTCTCGTCAATGGTAGCGTTGTTGACGCTGTGATGAAAATCAGAAACGAAAATGACCCTTATTACAAGATTTACGATGCTGAACTCAAGCAGTACATATACGTAACCGGAAAGCACTACGTTAAATTCGGAAACAAATACGTATGTGTCATGAACCTCCCAGGTGCGAAACCCACCTCAATTGTTGATCCCATCCTCAGTTGCCTCGTCACGAGTGACCATAAAATTCCGGTCGGTTCCATGTTGTTTTGGGATTGGGAAGATAACCTCGTCCCTACACAAGAAAATGTTGATTCTCTTATCAAAAAAATTAAAGTACAGCGTTCTATGAAAAAACCGATCCATCATATGACTGGAAATTTAATCCCGGTGTAATAATAGTATACATCAGATGGGTGACAACGGTTCTATGATAATGTTACTATTAGGAATCTGCTGCTGCTCGAGTTCATCAGTGAGTGTACTCGGTGGAGGTGGAGCAGCATTTGCTTTTTTGCGAAGCAGACAAGCCACTGTGGAAGAAGGGGGTGGAGAAGCCGCTCCACCTACACCGAGTGCACCCCCAAGGGCACCCCCACCAAGGGGAGTTAGAAAGGTTGGGAGATCTATTGGTAAAGCGTTTAAGAGACCCCCGAGGGCAGTTCGAAAGGTTGTGAGGTCTATTCGTAAAGTATTTAAGAGACCACCAAGGGCGGTTAGAAAGGTTGGGAGGTCTATTCGTAAAGTATTTAGGAGACCCCGAAGAGCGGTTCGTAAAGTATTTAGGAAAATCCGGAGACCCCGAAGAGCAGTTCGTAAAGTATTTAGGAAAATCCGGAGACCCCGAAGAGCAGTTCGTAAAGTACGTAAAGTATTTAAGAAATTCCGGAGACGCCGATGGTGTTTCTCACCCGAAACCCTTATCAAGCTTGAAAGTGGGGAGACAGTACTCATGAAGAACTTGAAGCTGGGTGACATCCTTATCAATGGCAGTGTTGTTGACGCGGTGATGAAAATCAAGAATGAAAACGACCCATATTACAAGATTAAGGATATCCTTGTCACAGGGAAGCACCACGTCGAGTATGAGAATAAATATATTCGAGTGATGAATTTACCTGGCGCTACACGCACTGAAATCGTTGATGATGAACTTTGCTGTCTCGTAACGAGTGACCATAAGATCCCAGTCGGTGACTTCATATTTTGGGATTGGGAAGATAATCTGACCCCCTCTCATTAAAAAAATATATATCAAATATATAATATGGCTTCGTATAATCCCATACCACTCAGTAAATTGCGAGGAGATGGAGGAGGAGGAAGTGGTTGGATGATGACGTTACTCATATGTTGTATATCATCCATCATATCCGCGATCATTGGTTTTGTTTTCAGAAAGCCAATAACTAAAATGTTAAGTAAAAAAGGTGGTGCCTCTGCCGCACCGGTGAAAGCTAGACGGCTTAAAATTAGGGGACGTCGTAGGGGGGGGAGGAAAATTCGTAGGGGGAGGAGGAAAATTCGTAGGGGGAGGATTGGTCGTAGGATCAAGAAATTTGGTCGTCGTAAGGGGGTAAGGAAAATTGGTAGGGGAATTGGTCGTAGGATCAAGAAATTTGGTCGTCGTAGGGCTGTAAGGAAAATTCGTAGGGGGAGGATTGGTCGTAGAATAAGGAAAATGAGATGGTGTTTCGCCCCAGAAACCCCTATAAAGCTCCAAAATGGTGAAACACGTGCCCTAAAGGATCTCGAACTTGGAGATATTCTCATCAATGGAAGTATCGTGAAAGCCACATTGAAAATCAAAAACGAAAGTGATCCTTATTACAAACTCCCCGGTGACATTCGAGTAACTGGATCACACTACGTAAAGGATGGTGACGTGTATAAACGAGTCAAGAACTTCTCACAGGCTGAAGCGACCACAGAAGTTGGTCACGTTTTGTACTGTTTGATCACCAGTGATCATAAGATCCCTGTTGGCGACTTCATCTTTTGGGATTGGGAAGATAATCTCATAGTACAGTAGATGGATATAGTGTCTAGGGCGTTGGCGCTACCTATACCACTACCAGCGGACTATGTTCGCTCACTCCCCAGAATACCCAAAGATTTCAAGGTCCCCAAACGTGTGTGTAGAGATGTAAAATTAAGTCCAGACGCAACAAACGCTGAAAAGGCGAAATTAACCACAGATGAGACGTTTACTAAAATGTGTTCAGATGATGTCGCGAACGCAGCAAATGAAGAAGCAATGGGAGAACTCATCCCAATAATCATACTTCTAGTACTCTGTTGTCTTTGTTGTATGTCTATGATATCCGCCGGCTTCGGTGGATACAGATGGTGGAAATCATCTAAATATAGACCACAGACTAAAACATACAGTCGCCACCCTCGTGCTAAAAATCTTTAATCAAAATTCCTTTTTAAAACCTGTATATCGCATACGCGTTTTAAAAAAGTTCGGCACGTGAAAAGTTGTGCATATTAGGTTATAACAGGGGTCTATCTCTAATCATTTTTAAACAGCATTGGTACTGTGCATTTTAAAAATGAATTTTTATATACTGGTTTTCAAAAAACTAAGACTTGATGCTTAGTTGGAGAAAGCGAGGCCGCCCATCCCTGATTGGATGCGGAGGACGTTATAGTTCGTGGCGAACATGTGCATGGTGGTCGCGCCGTTGGCGGCACCCATGGTGACGGCAACCTGCGCGTTGTCGATGCGGGAGAAGTTGCACGTACCGGTAGGCTGGTGTTCCTCGGGCTTGAGCGCGAAGGAGTAGGCGTACACACCGGGGTATGGGGAGCCGGTGTGGTGGTTGAAGGGCTGCACCTGGTTGAAGTACTTACCCTTCTGGGCCTTGAATCGATCCTGACCGTTGAGGATCAGCTTGAACTCGGACATGGGACCGACGGCATCTTCCGTGAAAGTGGCGCCACCACCATCCGTGCCGAGCACGAGGAGAGGGGCACCGTAGCAAGAGGGGGAGACCACACAGTTCGACTGGAGACCCGCAACGTTGGAGGTGAGAACGACATCGTTGTCGTTAGACTCGGAGGTGAAGTTCCACAGGGTGTTCTTGTTGGCGGCGACGTTCGAGAAGCACCACACAAGCTCCTTGACGGGGTGGTTGTACGAGAGGCGGACCTGCTTGGTCTGGGAGGCATCGACGGTGTCGGCACCAGTGTGCTGAACCTGCTCGATCAGGTATTCGTGACCCTTCTGGGCGAATCGGCGTCGCTCTTCGGTGTCCAGGTAGATGTAGTTGGCCCACACCTTGAAGGTGTTGGGGTTGCAGTAGGTGGTGAAATCCGACGCAAGGTCGATGTCCACACGGACTTCATGGTACTGAAGCGCGATCAAAGGCAAGTACAACCCGGGGTTACGGTTGAAGAAGAAGAACAGGGGGAGGTACACGGACTTGCCGGAGATACCAGTGGTCATCTTACCGTACGCAGCCTTCTTGGACTCATCCAAGTAAAGCTCCGAGTACAACCGCCACCACTTCTGGTAGTGCTTGTCGACGCGCTGACCACCGATGGAAAGCTCAACGTTGTTGATGGCGCGCTCAGCAACCCAGCAAGCCGTGGTCGCGGCGGCGGTGTTGGAGAGGAGTTCGATGTACATGTCACCGACGAGATCACCGTTACGGGCGACAGTCACCGACACGCGACCGGAACCAGCGGCAGTACCGTTGACGGTCTGCTCGATGTTTTCCATCGCGAAGTTGGTGTGGCGCTTGTATTTCGCCTGGAAGAAGGTTACCTCAGGGTTACCGGTAAGGTAGACGTCCTGGGCACCGTAAGCTACGAGTTGCATGAGACCACCGGCCATTTTGAGAGTTGTTGTACTATAAGCAGAGAAATTAATTCTGTCCAAACGCGCATTTATTGATTTCAAAAATTCTCGGTTTATAACAAATGTCGAAACAGCCTGATGAAATTGAAGAAGGGGAAATTGAACAAGATGATTATTCAGAGGATGGAAGTATGATTGAGGTTGATCAGGGTGAGGAGGTTGATTTCACCGAACTCCTCGGAACACTTTTCGCCACGGACAATGGTGATACGGTTTGCAGCGCCCTCGTCGATATTTCTACACAGATGCAGGTTCAAAACAAAATTTTAGTGAAAATCCTTGCTCAACTTCAGAACATGAAAAACTAATTAAAAGAAAACATTGTATAATCAGTAATATGGAAAAGACTCACTTCATCGATAAGGAACCCAACCGGTATGAAGCCCTCACGGAACTTCATAAACAGCAAATTCAGTCGATGAATGAGGAACAGATAATGAGCGTGTTATCGAAATTGGAAAACACTTGGGATCTTCACACAAAGGATTTCTTCAGTTCACGTAATCTGGGGTACAGGCAATTCATAGATCGTTCTTATTTTGATGAGTACGGATCTATTTCACCGTCAAGAATCGACTTACCGTCGATCAGAGACCTTAAAAAAAGACACACGGATTTTATCATCGAGTTGAGAAATCATGTGAATAATTTAAAAATAAAAAAACGTGATGATGTTGGTATGAGCATCGATAAACGGATCGCCAACATCATCCTACATGTCGAAGATGGTTTCGAAAATATTAGGAGACATTACATTTCCTATGAACGTGTCGATACACCAACCATCGATCCCCAATTCCCACGATTCTCTGATCCGTCTACGATGAATGATGACGACATTGAACAAGCGACACCCTTTCAAAAATGTCTTTTATTCACCCTCGAGGAGATGTATAAGTGTGGTTACCGTAGATACAAGGGTCATTGCTGTGAAGAGATTAAGACGGTTGAGGGTCATAGAACCCGTGCCTGGTCTCCCAAATTTACAATCGAAAAATTTGTATACTCCCTCGCGCGTAAGGATTGTATGTTTGATATCTGGAAAAACTTTACGAGTAGGGGCTCTATCGCGAGGGAGGTGATTGATAACATCTCGAAGTGTATCGATCCCCAGTTTCCTGAGATTAGTAAGAGGAGGCATGTATGGTCTTTCAAGAATGGCGTTTTTGTGGGTAAAGAGTGGATCCCCGAGAGGGGTATACACGAATGCCGTTTCTATCCTTATGATAGTAGCGACTTCAAGTGTTTGGATCCCTCCATCATCGCGTGTAAGTATTTCGATCAGCAGTTTGACGACTTTTCACACCTCGAAAAATGGCAGGATATCCCAACCCCTCATTTCGATACGGTTCTAAGATACCAGAAATTTGAGGATGAAGTGTGTAACTGGGCGTATGTGATGGGTGGTCGACTTTGTTACGAAGTCGGCGATCTCGATGGGTGGCAGATTATCCCATTCTTCAAGGGTATCGCTCGATCGGGTAAATCTACCCTAATTACCAAGGTGTTCAAGAAATTTTACGAAAATGAGGATGTAGGTACACTTTCGAATAACATCGAGAAGAAGTTTGGACTTTCGGCGATTAAGGACTGTTTCATGTTTATTGCTCCTGAGGTCAAAGGTGACCTCGCCCTGGAACAGGCTGAGTTTCAGTCTATCGTATCCGGTGAAGATGTATCGATCGCGGTGAAGAATAAGACAGCTGTATCGATCGAGTGGAAAGTCCCGGGCGTTTTGGGTGGGAATGAGGTTCCAAACTGGAAAGATAACTCTGGTTCCGTTCTTCGTCGTATTCTCCCATGGAATTTTACTAAACAGGTCAGGGAGGCTGATCCCCAGCTCGATGAAAAGCTCCACCGTGAGATGCCCGTAATCCTTCTTAAGTGTGTCCGCGCGTATCTGGACTACTCAAACAAATTCAGGAATAGAGATATTTGGAACGTCGTACCCCCCTATTTCAAACTTATCCAGAAACAGGTAGCCATGGTTGCGAGTACACTCACAAACTTCATGGAATCGACTTTGATTATCTTCGGTGATGACATGTTTGTTCCTCAGACACTCTTCGTTCAGATGTTCAACCAACACTGTACTGCGAACAACCTCGGAAAGCCGAAGTTTAATCAGGATTTTTACGCTGGACCATTTAGTGCGAGAGATATCGAGGTGCGTGAAGAAGTGGTCACTTACAAGGGTAGAACATATCCAAGGCAGCCAGTCGTGTTCGGGCTCGACGTGATCGAAGAGGGTTTCGGTTTCACCAAGGAGTTTTAAAAAAAATAATAACCAATAGTAATATGAGCTCGACTGTCCGAGAATTTGTCCGTCAATCTGGCGTAGACGTTCAAAGTTCGAACTCCAATTCAAACGATGACAATTTTGCGAGAGAACTCGAAGAGACCATGCTTAGAAGTGAGCGTGAACGTGCTGCGGGATTCCGCACCCCACAACGACGACCAGTCAGAGTGGTACCTCGTCAAGTACAGATCCCTGAACGCCTTCAGAGGAACCTGGTCAACAACCGAACCTATGAAGGTGCGTTCAAAGAGTTTGAAAACAACTCCCCATTAGACGGGGAGTTTGATGATCTGAACGCGAACACCCAAAAAATGATAAACAATATAGCGCGTGAATTTGATGAGCCTCCTCTTGGGAACACCCCACTTGAGATAAGTAAATTGAACCCCGGTATGTTTAATGCTACAGTCGATTCTGGTTTTGGGCAGAAGGATGTCCTCGTAAAAATTAGTAACATACTCATGAAAACCCCTCGATCCAATACACCCATTGGTGAGGGTCTTTATGTAGACACTGTGGAGATAAAGGGTATTTATGGTCAATTTACGACGGGTTTCTCACATACGAGAGAAGCTGGTCCTAAGGGAGATATCAACAAGAATTTTTTCACTGCACAGCTGATGCTCACCTTAAGTAATGGAATTGAAAGTAAAGGTGCTACGGTGAACTTTTACAGGAATGGTAAGATTCGATTCTCGGGTGGATTTGTAGGAACTAACATTGAGAATCAACCTGAACTCATTCGTAGATATGTCGTCGACATGTATACCGATAAACAACCTTTTTTCTACAACCCATTCACATATAACAATTTGAGTGGACAGTTTAGGGTTAATGGATTTTTCAGAAGTTTACCCGAGATTGCGAGAAATGCCATGAAGTATGGTATGTCGAGGGTTAACTACGAACCGGAACTTTCACCATTTCTTTATGCTTACTTTGGGGAGAATAAGTATATACTATCCACGAGTGGTAACATTCAGATATCTGGTGCGAAAAATCCCGGTGATATGGCGAGGGCTTATGACTTTGGGAAGAAGTTTGTTCGGGATCTTTATTCCGATAATCAAATTAACGTGACTGGTGTATTCGATAAGGGTGTAAAGCTCAAAGCGAAGCCCAAAGCGAAGCCCAAAGCGAAGCCCAAAGCGAAGTCCCCACCCAAAACTAAAAGGATATACGTTAAACGGGTACTCACGGTGAACCAGGCTAATGCGGTGATGATTGATGGGAAGATATGTGCGCGAATGAAGAAGCCAGAACTCTTAGATTTCGCGCGTCGGATGGGTGTTGTAAACTTTAGAACTAAACTCCAAGATGGTTCTCGAGCCGCAACCAAAGATGAGATTTGTGTTCGAATTAAGAATAAGACTGGTAAGAAGAATGTAACGTTCAAGAACAAGAACAAGAATGTTCCACTCACAGGCTCCAATAAGACATTCAAGGTTGGTCGAAAGACCTGTGGGGACATGACAAAAGGTGAACTTATTCGCATCGCTGCGATCCTCAATATCATTGTCGATAAGAAGGAAACCAAGGTTGACATATGTAAAAAGATTGAGATGGTACGAAACCGTTTGAACATACCTAAAACGCCACCCCCCCCTAAACGCACGAAGATGGCGATGCGTAAAAATGAAGCGGCTGCTAAGCGCAACGTGAAGAAGACTGAAACTACGAAGAAGAGAGGTCTGGACGAGAACTCCATCCGCAAAGATATCATTAAACTTTATGGGGTCACATGGTTGAATAGGTATAAACCAAACCTTAACCAAGATGTGAGGAACATAAAGTCGGCTCTCAACCTCGTCAATAAGAAAAATGCGTCCGGTGTCGTATTCAAACGTGACGCGGATGCGGTCAAGAAGGCGGTCGTCAGTCAATGGAAAAGGGATCGACGACGCGAACTCGAGAAGAAATACCTAATGAACAATATAAATGTGACGGGTATCGCATTTAACTTGAAAAATGAATACAAGCGTGCGGCGGCTAACTATATCATGACGAATTTAGTAAACCAGAAGAAAAAGCCAACGGATAAGAGAATGGCTGCGTACAGGAAATATTGGTTAAAGTTCAGAGCTAATATGAATAATAATGGGAATTCTAAGGGAATTAACCGGACGGCTCGAGCTCGGGTTGAGAAAATATAATCATGGGGTCATGGTCGATGACGATACACGTGATTGGGGAACACCTGTGAATTCATGGCTTCATATGGCACGAGAAGAGTTCCTAGATGCTATGATTTATGTCGCAGCCGACTATATTCGAGTAAGTGGTCTAAAACGTGATGAGAGTGAAGAGGATGATAACAAACTCATCATGCATGTGATTGATCATTATAACGATATAGATAGTGCCAAGCACAAAAGCATTTTGTGGAATATATTTAACATATTGAACGCTATTAGTCCGTAATTTTGGTATTTACGAGTTTGTTTGGTTCTGCAATTTGTTTTAAATGAATGGTATGATACGAAAAGTTATATTTTGGGAATGTTTCTTTAATTTTATTAGATAATGTAATAGCTTGAACTAATTCAGTCACACCCGTAGACACCGATGATTTTTCATACCCCAGAAATCGATCCTCCATCTCAACAAATTTTTTTAAATCCTCATTACTCGAACCACCGATACGCATGAGGTCATATGTATCTTTTGACATTCCATTACTTATATGAAAATTTGTTGACTTGTCAACTTCATCCGTTACTTTTCTTTTTTCATATAATATAAATAAAACGATAACAGCTATTATCACGTACAGCATTACATACATATCAGATTAATTTTGAGAGATCACTAATCTTATGAAGAATGTTGAAAAGCTGATTGTGTGAGGTTACGTCACCCGGTTTGATGATCTCCAATTCAATTTGATAGGATGATGCGTCCTCTGCGTCCATATCGACAGTATCTCCTGTTGAAATAGTCATATCGATACTCAGGTTCTTGCGAATGAAAGAGTGACGAAACTTATTTCTTTTGCGATCCATCTCATATTGTCCGATCGTTGGGATCTCTCTGGAAATACTGAATCTAACATCGAGGGGTTCGCATTTGAAGTCCTCTTTGGCGACTTTAATCTTTTGGATCATCGTCTGTTCACTGGTATCCTCGTTTGATGAAATACGAACACCGTTTGTGTCGTCGTAATACACATCAGATGATATCGTCTTTACACTCTCCCACCCATTGTATTTCTTCAATCCTTTCAATACGCGTTCGAATGTTTCTTTCCCAACATTCGTGTCGAAGAGAGAGCCGTTGTGTTTACCGAGACGTATCTCGACTTCGATGTGTTCCTCATTCTTATGAGTTTCGAACACGGTGTTGACTTTATCGATGATAGATTGGATATCCATTTTTTCTTAACATTTACATATCGCGCCTTTTACTTAAGCCTTTTTTGTTCATCAAGTTTAATGAAAGGTTTCCAAAATCATGGAAACACTTGCTATTTTAATACAGCAATTCAATGTCTGATGCACATCCCATCTCTGACGAATTACTTTCTTAAAAATCCATATAAAGGTGAGTGTGCCTTTACTCGAGCATATTCCGATTTGGTGAAAGTGTATTGGACGAAAGGACATGAGTCAGTCACGATATCATCACTCCTTGAACACTTTAGAGTCTCATTTCCTCGTTTTCGGGTGAATGAACAACATGATATTCAGGAGGCTGTATTGTGTATCATAGATATCCTCGAAACAGCGATACCTGAGATCAAGCAATGGTTATATGGGAAAAAGATACAAGAAACTATTTGGCCGGGTGGAAAGTCATCGAATGAAGAAGATTTTAGTATTCATTTGATAACCTCCCATGGAAAAGATATGCGTCAGATGCTCGCGAAGAGTACGGATTGGAATGTGATCGAGAATTTCGAAGATACGGGGGGTAAGGTTCATCATTTGGCGACTACGAGGATGTTATTTTCTAAACTCCCCAAAGTTTTGATGATTTCCTTCGATACAAAAAGTCATATTCAAATAATTGAAAACATACGCATCAATGAATCTGAATACAACTTAATAGCGAGTGCTGTTCATCTCGGACACCAGCATGATGGTCATTATGTGAGTATGATAAAGAGAAAGAATAAATGGTTCTTAATTGATGATGATAGTATTAATGAATGTGAGCTACCGGGGGAGACTGGATATTATTTCATGGTATACAATCTAAAAACTCCTTCATCTGAATGTTCTCCTTGATGTTCACGATCGTTCGATAAAACGTTCGACGATTATTGGGGTATGTTTTATCCCTCCGTCTCTTGATCGGTTTCCACCACATGGGTTCGTCCCATGTAATGTACATACATTCTACGATGGCTCCATCCTCGAACCAAGGTTCATCGGCAATCCTATTTAACGGGATTTCACCCTCAAAGTACAACTTCCCCTTCTCTTGTACGTATAGTCTCCAAGCTAATGGACCGGGTGTAAGCCCAGGCATCTCCCTCGTCGGTTCCTTTTTCATGAGGAAGTCCACAGTATTCTTCTGTTGCGGTTTCCATTTGAACATCGTCTCATGCGTTCCTATTCTCACCGGTTCATTCACGGGTGTGAATACGAGTCCATCTGTTTCTTGATTCACTGTCGGTAGGTGTTCGTCGAGAAACTCTCTAAATTTATCCATCGCGTAAAACGTCTTCAACTTGAGGCGGTATTTATCCATTTTCATGTAAATGATAGGTTGGATAACACTCAACGCAAAACCGAGGCGTTGTAATAAATCAAGATCCCAAACAGATTTACCGGCTACACGGACGGCATCGTACACCATGAGTGTATTTTCATACAGTTCCCCATCCAATATGGTTCCATCATACACACTCTTCTTCATATTGATCGAAACTTCAAACATATCAAACGCTCTATTCACGAAGATACACTTTTTTCTCCCTTCAAATAGTAAGGCAACCATCATGTATCTTTCACCATCTGTTTTCTCACATACAACATAATTCCCTTTTTTTAAAACTGGAAAGTGTTTATATTCGATGGATATAGGTTGGGGACCCGGGAAATAATCCTTACTCCCCCAAGTAGTGTGTATAAAATCCACAACACATTTATAAAGGGGGGATTCCGACTTTATAGACATATGTATTATTATGATAGAAACTTTAATTTACTTTTACACCCGCCGCGTTAAGAATGTTACTCACACATTCATGTGTATACGTCATCGTTAACTTAGCTGCTGTAAACGCGTAAATTCGAACACCTTGTTCCTTAAATTTCTCAAACATTTTAGGATAAATTTTATAGCTACCACTCTTTTTGTCCTTGATGGTCTTCATAACATTCTTAGTGTTCATGATCCATGCTCGAGCTTGAGTGGATGTTACTCGATAAATAGTATCAGAAATCTTCATTCCAACATCTGTGTCGAAATTGAGTCCCATTTGCGATACGGGTTCAGTAGAACCTTCTTTGACTTTCGTTTTAAAAAGAGTCCAATCAATTCCATTATTTACACCGGGAAAAACCAAACACCCAACGTTTTCATGTTTTTCGAAAATTTGATTGATAGAGTCATCATCCAAACTGATACCAAAATCAATAAAAACGATACGCTCATGCGTTTTCATATATTTCTGAACAGCATCAGCTTTGTCGTACGGGTCATCGTTTACGTATACGATTTGATTATCAGTACCACTCTTTAGACACTTCACATTAATCTTAAGAATACTATGTAAAGTTTTCACATGACACGACGCCGAGCGAGTCACTAAAATTGTAGCTATCTTCATGTGTATTCATGGCGTCTAAACCTTAAGCCTATCGTTGAGGCATCCACCGAAGGGTAAGTTTCCTACATGTCCCAGTGTTGTGTTCACATCTGCGTAAATCTTACCACCAGCTTGTTGCCATCGGCGACAGAACGCATAATCTTCAGAAAGATAACGACGATTTACGGGATCAATCATACAGTCAAATGCGGCGTGATAGTTTTCAAAGTCCCTGTTTTGGTGATCGTTCTTACACCACAATTCGGGAAACTTTTCCTCGAGTGTCTTGAACACGGAACGTTTGATCATCATGAATCCAGTCGGTCCATCCAGAATTTCTATAAAACCATTCACGACTGGTCTATTTTGAGCGCCAAAGTTGATCACGAGACTGGAAGAGAGCATGGACATATCGCGTTCGTCACCCCTCTTGACGGCATCCACAGCTTGATCCCACATCACAACCTTTTTAGGGTAACACGCCACAGAGATGTCATGACCTGATTTGAAGAGACGCACGACGGATTCTGGGTCGAAGTGAACATCGGCATCTATGAACATGAAATAATCACAATCTGTCTTTTGCATGAAACGACCAACAGATACGTTGCGGGCGCGGTGGACGAGAGATTCGTTTTCAGTCGTGTCGATATACAACTGTATACCTTCTTTTATTAAGAGGAGCTGAAGCTTAATGATACTCGTCATGTACTTTTCTAAGCACAAACCACCGTAGCATGGTGTTGAGAGGAACAACTTCGCCATTTAAGTACTATTACAATTTCTGCTCTAAGTGTTTTTTTATGATTAACTCTATTTTGTTTAGTGTTGGAACAGACACAGAACATTTTTCACACAATATATTCTTTTTCACCTTCCCCCCCATCACTATATAAATGATCGCAGACGCGACACTGTTTGGTGTCTTACTCATCAAATCCACACAGTCATCAATTTTGTTACACATTTTGTTACACTGCAATCTCTCTTCGCGGGTCACCTCGAAAGAATTCAATAATCGGTTCATCACATCGAATGATTTCGTCACGTAATTCTTCTCGGTCATACCCATTATCGCTTCTTTGAATATCTGCGTCGTACGACTGATATCCTTAGATTGGATACCAAACATATCGGCAATTTCCTTCGTCGTTCTGGGGTGCTGTGCGAGACGACATGCGTACAAAACACAATTGGCTTTGATACCCAAACGCACCGCTCCTCGTGTCAACTTTTCCTCGTTAAATTTTTTATACATCATCTTCGCATCTTTGAGAATTGTTTCTGGTAGAGTGTGGCATGCCTCATCGATATCCTTGTACGCATGGAAGAGTGACCGATCCTTGTGATTCATGGACATATGAAAATTAATCTTCGCCATACGCTTATTCTCATACGTTGATGAATATTGTGTGGAGATGACCGTCCCCTTCCCCCAATGTTGGGAAAAGAGTTCGGGGTTTGGATTTGGATTCCCACACCTCGATGGGTCATTCACCTTTCCGTCATCGTTCATCCCACTCGTCCACTCCGCGGTATCATCAATAAAATAGGAGTCCACGAGACCACACTCCGAACATGTGGGTAATCCTTCCCTGGTAATAAGTTTAATTCCTAAACATTCGCGACAAATATGGGTATTCGCAGGCTTTTCATCAATTTTTTTAGGTAATAGGGTGTCTACTTGAGACCATATAGTTGCTAGCATTGCTTTTGGTCTCACCGAACCTTTTATTTATTTATCTATGACGCATTACCACTTAGGCGTTTGACGCGATTTTCGATTAAATCGATTGTTTCCTTGAAACTCCTGGCTCCCGATGTAGATGGGTTCCATTCATTCCATTCTTTATCGATCGATGCGTAGTCGGGGGGTACTATGCTTTGTCCTTCAACTTCTGCGTCTGGAACTATAAAATCCGCCATTTCAGAGTCCGTTTCACTTTCACTTGATGGGAAGTGGATCTCGCTATCACTGTCTTCGATATCAATTTCGGAATAAAAGGAAAACATGTCCACGTCGACCCGTTTCATCTCCAAGTCTTCGAACGTCGTTCCATGGGGATAATGTTCCATGAGACTGTCGTAAGGGGCTGGACACATTTCACTCTCATCCAATTTGTATACACATGCGGATTTGTACAATGATTCCGTTGGATTAAGGTAGTGAAGACCGAGTGTTCTACCGGTGTTCATGGCGACAACCGCGTACATCTCATCTTCGACACCATCTTCGTTCACTAAAACTTTTACTATATCGTCCTGAATTATTTCAGAGGGCACAATCATGCTTAGAGTTTTCAAACAAAAAATAATCACAGATAATAATACAGATGAAAGTTACGATTTATTCAAAAGAGGGGTGTCAATATTGTGATCATGCGGTTACGTTATGTGAAAGTGAAGGTTTTGAGTTTGAGAAGGTCATGATCGATAAAGATAAATTGAAGGAGAAATGTGGTGATTCAATTTTAACATACCCCCAAATATTTATTGACGATCGTCGTGTCGGAAACTATTTTGAATTTCAAGACTATGTGGAAGGTGAATACGAACCGATATTAGCTCCGACATTGAATCGATTTACTGTATTCCCACTGAAACACCCACATCTTTGGGAACTTTACAAAAAGGCTCAAATGTCCAATTGGACAGCCGAAGAAATCGATTTTTCTAAAGATATTGAAGACTGGAAAAACCTAAACAATAACGAACAAAAATTCATTAAATACATCCTCGCTTTTTTCGCAGGTTCTGATGGTATTGTGTTTGAAAATATCAACAATAATTTTGCGGGTGAGGTACAGATAGCAGAGGCTCGGTCTTTTTATGCGTACCAGTCTCATAATGAAATGGTGCACGGTGAAACCTATTCCAAATTGATCGATAAATACATCAAGGATGATGTCGAGAAGAAAGAACTCTTCGAAGCCATCCAAACTATTCCGTGTATTCAGAATAAGGCAAATTGGGCTATGAAATGGTTCGACACAAAATCCAGATCCTTCGCGGAACGTCTATTCGCATTCGCGTGTGTGGAGGGTATCTTCTTCTCGGGAAGTTTCTGTGCTCTATTTTGGTTGAAAAAGAGGGGTCTCATGCCCGGTCTCTGTTTTAGCAACGAGCTCATCTCCCGGGATGAGGGTCTTCATCAGGAATTCGCGGTTGAATTATTCAAAATGCTTCGAAACAAACCAACAACTGAAATTATTCATTCTATCGTGAAGGAGGCTGTCGCGATTGAAAAGAATTTCATCATCGACGCACTCCCATGTAATCTCATCGGTATGAACTCTGAAAAAATGTCTGAGTACATCGAATATGTGTCTGATCGCCTTCTCAAACAAATTGGGCAACCACCGATTTGGGGATCCAAGAATCCTTTTGACTTTATGGAAAATATAAGTCTCGATGGGAAAACGAACTTTTTTGAAAAGAGGGTGGGTGATTATGGTAAGATGGATGATGATTCTAATACTATCACATTTGATGAAGAGTTTTAATTAAATAAACCACCGTCTACACCAATTTCAAATGATTCCAAAACCTTTCCGGTATCAACCTTGGGGATTTCGGGTTCTTTGAATTTGGGCTTTGGGGATGGAGCTTCCGACATGGGTGGTACTACGACCTTTGTACCAACCGCCCTCGCCCGATTACGCGAACCACATGCACATGGCTTTTCCTTCTTTATGTTCATCATACCCCATACGACGAACATGAACACGATTGAGTGAACGACGAGACCAAAGGCGGTGGGACAGCCGTTTGGTGAAGCGATGTTCGAACCCAGGATTCCCCTGACGAATCGAAAGGTCATGGGGTTGGCGATCACATAGAATGTGAGCGCCGAAATAATGGAGATTACAAATTTATCTTGTTGCTTTTTACCCTTGCATCCACAGCCACAGTCCTTAAAGAAACCCATGATTAGTTATAATATATGTCAAGAAAAAAAGTTACTTAAAGTTGAATCACCTTGTAAAGATATAACCAACAAACAATGTCGCTCTCTATCAAACAAGCTTCCGAATTTTCTTCCACTTCCGTGCAATTCTCGAAACTTCGTAAAAACAAAAATGGCGGTAAAGCCGTCTATCTCAACGCGGGCGACAACAAAAAATTATACATTCAACTCCCCTTCATGCGATCTCCTTACGGTCTGAGCGCTTACACTGATGAAGCCACTGGACGCACCTCTTACTCTCTCGATCTTTCATTTGATCCAGACAATGCCGATGCGATGGAACTTCATAAGAAGCTCAGTGAACTCGACGATATCATCGTGAACACCGTCGCTGCGAATGCGAAGGAATGGCTCGGTAAGGAGTTTAACGTCGCTGTACTCAAGGAAGCCCTCTACAAACCCATGGTTCGCCCAGGGAAGGAGCAGTACCCAGCTACCCTCAAGCTTAAGGTTCTCACCAAGGCTGATGGTTCATTCGTTCCTGAGTGCTACACCATGAACCGTGAAAGCGTCGCACTCGATACTGTCGAGAAGGGTCAGAAGTGTATGGCGATCATCGACCTCAACCAGATTTGGTTTATCGACAACAAGTTTGGTGTGACTATCCGCCTCCAACAGGTTCTCTTTGAGAAATCCGCTAAGCTTCCTTCCTTCGCTTTCCAGGGTCTTGACCCCCCGGGCGATGAAATCGAGGAAGATGATGAAGACGACGAAGTTGATGAACAATAATTACATATTATATACACTTTAAAAAATCCATATTGGTAAGAAGAGAAAATCTTCTTACCAATAAGTAAGAATGTCTAATAAGAATATAGAGAGTAACTTGAAAAAATTACTCAAGGGAGAGAAGGCTTGTGTACCAGAACACTTTTTGAAAGTTCCCAGTTACAACTCACCTACCCTTCGTGTCGGTAAGGGTAAGCTACTAAGTGAGGGTGCATCTGGCAAGACGTACCGTGGAAGTATTAACGATAATGGTCGTAGGTATGTCGCGTACAAGGAGATAGATACGTCAAAATCCGTTGATGGTGCGTTTGAATTTGAATTCAAAGTGGCCCAAAAATTGAAAGAGTTTGCAGTACCAGAGATGTACCTATTTAAGAAGTGTCCCATTCAAAAGACCAAACCCAAAGGAATACGTCTCGGAGTAACACCTGGTTCCAAGATGGGTCATTTTGTGTATCCAACACAACGCGCCAAACCTAAGGATATTCTTTATATGGAACTTCTTAATGGTAAGTCGTTTAATTCGTGGTGGCAAACCAACCCATCTCTTGATGCGATAAAGTCTGTGATGATTCAGGTTTTCGATAATATCTACCTAATTAGTGAAAAATACCCAGACTTCCGTCACCGTGATTTACATGGAGGTAATGTGATGGTTGACCCAAGCGATCTCACCACCCAATACACATGGGTAGTCAACGGCAAACTGTATAAGCGTACAAATGCTGGTGTGACTGCTAACATCATTGATTTTGGTCTGTCTTACTGGTCCAATCGTATGCCAAACCCAGAAACGTCTCGTGGTGGGTATGAGCACGTGGGTATATATAGGGACACTCCAGGTACACGTTTCTACGATATTCACACTTTCCTGTATATCATTTACGCTAAGGTGAGACAACCAGAGAATGTTAAGGAACGAGCTATTAAAAATTTCATTGAAGAACTCATACCTGACAAAGAGTTCCTCGAGTACACTGGAAAATATACCAAAAATGGACGTCTGGTTATGCCTGGTCATCGCGATGATTTGAACACTTTTAAAGTTCAACAAAACATTCCCTCCTTCAAGGTCATTTTGACTCACCCATTCTTAACTGGTGAGGATAAACCAAATCAACCAAAGACTCTCGCGGAAACTCTTAAAATGATTCCTAAGGCTAAGACCCCCCCTAAAGTCAAGACCCCTAAGGCCAAAACTAAGACTCCCAGTCCCACACTTTCAACTGCGAATAGGAAAAAGGCTATGAACAATATGATTAAGAAAGCTGCTGCTGTATTGGCGGCTAAACCCAAAGCCAAACCAGTTTTGAGAAGACCTGGTGTTGCGCGCCCAAACCCGGTCCCTGAGAGTCCCAAAGCACCTTATGGAGTGATGTCCCCTTCGAATCTGATGAATCTCGCAAAGAAGATCGAGAGTGGAAGGAAGAAGGCGGCGAATAAGTTAAATGCTAAGATCCAAGCCATCAAGGACACCAAGGGTAAGACCCCCACACCCGTTCGTCTTAAGGAGAAGTTATTTTTCGTTGACCTAAAGGGTAAGAAGCGTGAATTTGTGAGGAAGGCTGCGTACTATAAGGCTTTGGAAAAGAACAAGGCTGCGAGAGAAGAGGTAGCTCGACAAAATTCCATGTTCGGACCCCGCCCCAAGACTCATCCCAAGTTCCGTATCGCGATAAATAAGTACGTGAACAGTCTGACAAATGATGAACGCAATGTGCTCAAAAAGAAGATATGTAATTAAATAATATCAAAGTATCATAAATGTTACTCACTGGTATACTCTCGATCATAAATGCGTTTATTCTCTTGAGTACCGGTAAAAAACCTGTGGCGACGGGTGAAAAATGGACTGTTTACGGAACCATGAACTGTGGATGGACTCGTAAACAATTAGAATATATGAAGAATAAGGGTAAAAACGTGAAATTCATTGATTGCAGTTCACAAAAGTGTGCCGGTATCAATGGATACCCAACTATTATTCATCCAGATGGTAGACAAACTGCGGGTTATGTGGAAGTTTAACGATCAAGACCGCTGATTACTCGGAGAGAAATAGAGAGGATGAAAGCATCGAGCATAGTGTTGATGGGTTTGAGAACAGTGATGTGCTTCACCAAAGAGCTGTTCCACACGATACGGAGAACGAACGTACTGATGAGAATAGAAACCACGAAGATGAGAAGTTCGCGGATCATATCAGACTTATTTTCAGATTTAAGGATATTACCAAACATTTATTACATACTGATATTTTTTTCTTCGTATATTACAGATGTCTAAAACTAATGAACTCCCCCTGAGTGGGTCGGAGAGTAAATTTACAAACCGTCGCTGGGGATCTGGTAAGGGTATTACAAGTAATAATTGTTATGCGTATGCGGTAGGTAGCTATGAAGCCTATCGATGGCAAAAATCAGTACCAGGTGACCGTTCCGGCCTGTCGAATCTCCCACATAATTATACAAAATGCGACGATCTCCCAAGGCGCGTTATTTCAGATAACCCAAAATTGATATATAAAATCGATGGAGATAAAAAATGTAAAAAGGGGTACTACAAAATTATGATGTTTGTATCCTCTGGGAGACCCAAGAACTACATTCGCCAGGGAGACTTTCATTTCTATAAACAGCACGGTGTCGTCGAGTATAAAGTAAAACCAGGTGATACAATCAAGTCTGTTGCCACATTTTTTAAGATCCCTGAATACAGGATAAAAAAGGCGGGAAAGTTCATTGTTGGAAACCGTATAGTGTTTAACGCTAACGTGTTCAGTCATAAGCGTGGATGGGCTACCGGTCCATTACTCGGTGACGCCAATGGTAAGGTGATTACAGATCCTCGTAAGGCTTCTAAAAAGTATGATGAATTAAACTATGATAAGTATTGTAGTTCATTCTGTGTTAAAGATCGAGGAATCAAAGTCGGAAAGAGATAGTCCAAGGTCTGATAAGATACTATTTAGATCCAATACACTATCCGCGTCAAAGGATACATCAAATAAATCCAATACAGAGAGTATTGATTCATTATTCAAGGAGACAACATTCGATGCTTGGCTGTAGTTATTATGTATCGTAACCTCAACCTTGAACTGAGAAACATCGAATATTCGTCTACAGGTGGGGCATGTGTTTTTACCCTGTGCCCTCCACCTCTCAAGACAGTGTGTGTGAAATATATGCCCACAGCGAATCGACGGATTATTCCTCGTCGACCTGACATCAGCTAGACATATAGAACACGTGGACATTCTTAGAGTACGAGTGTAAAGTTTTTTTCATCATTTAGCTCACCTAATAAATATCGGGAACTGCGAGAAGTGGTTTATCACAAGTCTTGCAATTCTCCCTACCCTGTTGCTCTTGAACCTTGGAAAGGAGTTCGGGTCCCTGCTTCTGGAGAAGCTGCCTATAAGAATAGTTATCCTCGAACTTGATACCATTTTGCTTCATCACATAGTTATTAAACAGTTGCGCTGACGAATTAATCGTGAAACAGCGCCCATCAGCCATGCCAAGTCGTTGAGACATCTTTATTACTATAAATTTAGAAATTAATTTGTCTGTTGGTGATCGTTTTGACCCATGATTCAAAACCCTTTTCCTTTAGGTGCTTAACGAAAGGGTCACATCTGTATCCCAAAAATATATCAAAGACATCAGTCTCGTCTGTGCGAGATACCCTAATTTCGTCATTTTCGTTTATATGTTGATTGATGATGTTATAAGCGAATGCGATCTCCTTGAGGGTCTCCGCACCTGTGATGATAATCTTCCCTGTGCTGAATATACTACACGTAATCTCCTTCATGTCGTGAGCAGGTTTGAACTTAATCTTTACAGCTGAATATCTATCAGGTTCAAATGATACTTTGAAAATGTCGCTGTACCTCTCAAACCAGTTGGTAACTTTGATGAGATTGACGTTATGGTTGAGACTGAAGTTTGAATTGATCATCACAATTCTGAACGAATCGAGTGGTATGGTCACATCCAAATTGAGGAAAGTCTTAAATATGTACACGAGTTGGGTGATGATGCGCTTACAGTCAAAGATATCGCAACACCCAGCGACTTGGATACTCCCATTTGGAAAAACCTTCACAGACTTGGTGCTGTATGAATCATGATACGTCAACGTAACCTGGTTGTAAAAGGTTGTCGGTTTGAGCTTCCATTCAAAACCATTCGATGTCTCCAACCCCGGACTACACCTCTTCATCCTATACGTTCCGATGTCTTCGAATATGGATCTGAGACGCTTTATATCAATCTTTTGGATAAAATTCGAAATCATCGTGATCGTAGTGATTTTAATCCATGATGGTCTCAGTTCATCTGGTAAGGCATTTCTAAACTCATCTATCGTGAGTAGATAGGAAAACGAATTGTTGGCGATACTCGTGTACATTAGTTCATAAAGTTACGTAGAGAAGTTGGCTCACTTAGGTGTTTAAAGAGAATATTCTTTATACTCGTATATGACCTCCTTCTTTAAATCTGCAAAAGTTGTACATGATGTAGACTCTGACCTCACTTACGTTGAAATTGTGTATGAATCCTTTGTTCACGGTAAAGGATACGAGACTTTTACAGATTATATGAACACGGAGCCTCTGGTGGAGTGGGAACTTTTAGAGACTAAAAAACAAACTATTACGTACATCAAGTTTTTAGAAATTATGGTTACTAAAACGATCGAGGTGCGGCAGCGGATGGCTGAATTGGCTCTCGAGAATATCCTATCCTATAAACGAGACATCAGAGTGTACATCCGCCTCGCACATACGACTAAAATTTTAGATCCCAGCTTCCAGCCACCCATTATTAACATGAAGAGTGCTTGGCAGAGAGAGTATATCATTGAATTGTGTAAAAAGTGTATCAATCATTCTATCGAAGAGTGTACAAAGTTGGATCGTCTCGAATATTTCACAGACGTTTTGAGTATAATAGAACGAGAATTATAGACGCTGAGATGATCGCGATACCACCGTAAGGGATCCACGATTCCTTTGCGACACCAACCTTTACAGTCTTAGGGGGTCCACAAGTGAAACCGGGATCAATATTCCGTCTGGGATGGATCGCACTGAACGTAGTCGAAGGACCCTTAGCCGTTTCACATAACGCATAACTACAATACACACTCTCATCGGCTCCAACAATACCACTTACCGGTGAAGGTTTGGAAAAAGAATCAAAATCACCACTTTGTCTCACACCACCTGGAAGGGAAAAATCGTGTGTGACAAATGGATTGACATCATTTATCGCATCTTCGTCATTGAGCATAAACTTACTCATAATTACTATTACTTCAGATTATATTTTTTATCCTTCATTTTGAATCGGTGGGTTTCCCACATCATATCCAGGTCAACATTCAACATGTCAGCCAGTTGGAACAGGTAACTAAACACATCACCCATCTCCATCATCACATCCGTTCCTCTATCCTTTTTCAGATTCGTCTTCTTGTACATTTTTTTGTACTGTCGAATAGCCGAGGCGAGTTCACCAACTTCTTCTGAGAGTAAGAGCCATACCGTATCCACTGGGGCGCGATCCCACCCCTTAGATTTACAAACTTTTTTCGTTTCATCTCTGTAATAATTGAGACTCATCCCACTTACTCTTTCTTGTTTGTTACTCTTTAATTGATACCAATCTTGTTGTTGTATCCCAACTTTTTGCCAGCCGTACTTGTATTCATGGGCTGATCGAGAGGTATACTCGTGGTATCTATGTCTTTCACGTAAGCGATGTATTGGGAAACACCCGTCTGAATCTGGGACAGTGCGGTTTCGATCACACGAGCATTCATGAGTTTCACCTGTTTGTTAACATCCTTTTGATGGTCACCAGAGTTATTGATGAAGACGACACGCATGATACCGTAGAGATCATCAGGGTTTTGGTAATCGATGGATATACCAGTACGATCCTTAAATGCCTGACGAATTCCACGCTGAAGAATATTTTTGTTAAATTCCGAAAAAAAGAGTGTATTTAATGGTGTCTCACACTGCTTCATCGAATTCAAGTGAAGATTACTCATTTAATATACTGCTCGAAAAAAAAACTGTGTAAATAGTAAATGACGAAGTACGCTGAGTTTGATAAAGCGTACAGCAAAGGTCCCGACACGATCGACATGATACCATGCGACGCACCATCCTGCTTCATCGGCTCGTATGCTCCAGTAGCCAAGGCTGGTGAGGAAGGACCCTTCTACGTAAACACGTATCTTCTCCAACCCGACCGTAGAATGGAAACACTCGGAACTGCCACCGTCCGTAGTTCGGATTTGAGCTGTAAGAAGTAAGTTAAAAATAAAACTGGAACTTCATGTATATATGAGGGTCATTAAACGCTCAGGTCGTATTGAGGATATGAAATTTGACAATGTCACCAATAGGATCAAGAATTTAACATATGGGCTTTCTGAAAAATGCGACTCCTCTAAAGTTGCGCAGCAAGTCTTCTCGTCTATGTACGATAACATCACCACCCAAGAAATCGATACCCTCTCCGCTGAAATCTGTGTCGGTATGATCACTTCCGAACCAGATTATGAAGTTCTCGCCACTCGTATTATCGCGAGTAACATTCAAAAAGTGTGTCCCAACAATTTCCATCTCGCCATGAAGAAACTTCAGAAGGCTGATGTCGTCACAGATGAAGTCGTCGAAGTCGCTCAACAGGTGAAGGATGAAATCAAAAATGATAGGGACTTCGACTTTGGGTATTTTGGTCTCAAGACCCTCGAAAAAGGGTATCTCCAGCGTGTCGATGGGAAATTGATCGAAACACCTCAATACATGTTCATGCGTGTCTCCATCGGTATTCATGGGAAGGATATCCCCGCTGTTCTGGAAACGTACGATAAGATGTCCCAAGGGTTTTTTATCCATGCAACACCCACCCTCTTCAATGCTGGTACACACAGACCACAGATGTCTTCATGCTTCTTGATCGCCGCCAAAGAAGACTCCATAAACGGAATCTACGGAACCCTCACGGAATGTGCACAAATTAGTAAATGGGCTGGAGGTATCGGGATGCATATCCATGATATCCGAGCGAATAAGTCTCGTATTCGAGGAACCAATGGTCAATCAGACGGTATCATCCCAATGCTTCGAGTGTTCAACGCCACAGCACGATACGTGAACCAGGCTGGTCGTCGCAAGGGTTCGATCGCAGTGTATATGGAACCATGGCACGCGGACATCATGGACTTCCTGGAAATTCGTCTCAATCAAGGTGATGAAGAGGCACGTTGCCGTGATCTCTTCTCAGCCATGTGGATCCCTGATCTCTTCATGAAGAGGGTTGAAGATGGTGGTAACTGGTCCCTCTTCTGTCCCGATACTGCAAAGGGTCTCTCTGATGTATATGGTAAGGAGTTTGACGAACTGTACACCAGGTACGAAGAAGAGGGTCTCGCCAGTGCGACCGTTCCAGCGGCTGATGTGTGGAAAGCAATTCTGAAGTCTCAAACAGAGACTGGTACCCCTTATATGCTCTACAAGGATGCCTGTAACGCCAAGAGTAACCAAAAGAATTTGGGTGTGATCAAGAGTTCTAATTTGTGTACTGAGATTATAGAGTACACGAATAAGGATGAGACTTCCGTCTGCAACCTCGCCTCCATCGCACTCCCCAAGTATGTGAACAAGGAGACGAAGACGTTCGATTACGAGAAGCTCCATGAGGTAACCAAGACAGTCACGAAGAATCTCAATCGTGTCATTGATCGAAACTTCTACCCCGTGGACACTGCGAGGCATTCCAACATGAAGCATCGCCCTATCGGTATGGGTGTCCAAGGTCTCGCGGATGTATTCATTCTCTGCGGTCTCCCCTTCGATTGCGAAGAGTCTCGTCTCATGAACGCACACATCTTCGAGACTATGTACCACGCGGCGCTCGAGGCATCTTCAGAATTGGCTGAAGTGGATGGGTCCTATGAGAGTTTTGAGGGATCCCCAACATCCCAAGGTATCCTCCAACCCGATATGTGGGAGGGTGAGACCAAGTTCAGTGGTCGCTACGATTGGGATGCTATGCGTGAACGCGTGAAGACGAAGGGTCTTAGGAACAGTCTTCTCATGGCTCCCATGCCCACAGCCTCCACTGCCCAAATTTTGGGTAACAACGAGTGTTTCGAACCGTACACGACCAACATTTACCTGAGACGCACACTTGCTGGCGAATTTGTTGTAGTCAATAAGCACCTCGTCGATGATCTCAAGCGAGTTGGACTCTGGTCCAAAGAGATGAAGGATCTCATGGTAAAGGCTGGTGGGTCTATCCAAACTATTGTCGATATCCCAGAAGATATCAAAAAACTTTATAAAACTGTATGGGAAATCAGTCAGAAGTGTATCATCGATATGGCGGCTGACCGCGGACGATTCATCGATCAGTCCCAATCCATGAACCTTTTCATAGAGAGTCCCACGATGTCCAAGCTCTCCTCGATGCACATGTACGCATGGAAATCTGGTCTCAAGACTGGTATGTACTACCTCAGATCCAAAGCCAAATCAAGACCAATTCAGTTTAGTTTGGAACCAGATTGTGTGGCGTGTTCTGCTTAAAGTTTAGACCTAATTATAAGGTAGAAAGACATGGATAACCTTCAAATCAACCAATACAACAACCGTAAAATTGTCATCACGACCAAACAAGGAACACCGTTTCGTCTACAGTTTCCCCGTATGTACATGCCATTCGGTGTTTCTGGATTCACACCCGAGGTGGGTCCCACCAAGTATAATATTGATTTCGCAGTGAAGGGATTCGATGAAGAGGATAGTTACATGAAGGGGTTTTATGAATCTCTACGTAAGATTGAAGATACGATAATCGATTCCGTCGTAGACCAGAGTGTCGAAATTTTCGGTAAACCCATGACAAAAGATGAACTCTTACCAATGTTTAATTCAAATCTCAAAATGTCGAGTGACCGCGAACCAAAGTTTCGAGTAAAAGTGGACACGGGTATGGAAGATACCATCAAGGCTTCAGTGTATGATTCTGATAAGAATCCAATCAAGGATTTTGTATCAAACGGTCTCTACGCAAGGAATTCTGGGCACGCTATCGTTGAACTCAACAGCGTTTATTTCTTGAATAGGATGTTTGGTTGTACATGGAAATTATATCAACTCGTCGTACACGAGCCTCAAAATCTTAAAGGATTCCAATTTATTGTTTAAGCCATGGGCAACATAGGCATACGCTGACCTATACGGTTTAACCTGAAGTTTCCTCCACGGGGTCCAACCATGACGGGAGCACCACCTTGTACACCTACAGCCATCGCACCCATCTTGTTCGCAACCCTAGCCTGAGCCTGGTTCAGCTTCGCGGTTCCGAAGGAGATCGCATTCTTAGCAGCCTGGTTTATCCGGGCTTTAGCAGCACCCTTTGCCTGATTCACAGCATTTCTCGCGATGTTCTTAGCCATACCCTTCGCCTCCGCAGCGGCAGCCTTCGCCGCACCCTTTAAAGCCATTTTAGCAAACATAGCAGCCATTGTTGTTATTTATACATACTGGCTATATTTTTATTATTGGGGGGTCATATTAGGGGGTTGGTTTCCGACCTGAGACACCACATTGGTTCCCATCTGGTTCAAGAACGCAGGTGTTGGTTTGTAGTTGCGACCACTCGATGTGTTCACGTATGTCCCACCGTTCGCACCCTGCATGATACGTCGACCTTGTGTATCCAAATAATTTGTGGGAACATTCGCGTTGAACTGGAGACCCCTCGCGATGGCAACCTGCTTCGCCTTCTCGAGAGCCTGTGACTGTGCCTGTTGCACCATAGCCAACGCCTGTTCGTGCGCTGTTTGCGCCATAGCGTAGCCCTGAGACTGAGCCATTTCAGCGAGAGATTTACCGCGGGCTCTCGCCATGGCGGAGTTACCGTTTCTGGCGTTGTTGTTCACGTTGTTTTTCTTATTCGACGCATTGTTCTTCCGTGTGAGATTATTAGGCACTTGCCCCTGGTTATTGGAAGCCATTATTACTTTTTGCCAATATTTTTATTCATCATTAAAATTCTATATATTGTCTGAGCCTCCTTGAGTAATTTACCCTGTATCCTCGTAAATTCCTTGGGGTCTAATCCCTGTCTAATTTTAGCAATTTTCACAGCATCTTCCCAGCGTTTGAGAGACATTCTTACAATATGTATACAAAATTTTACTGCATCTTAGCAATCTTCTTTTCGTATTCACTCGTGCCAGCTTTAGGTTGGAGCTTGAAACCCGTCTTCTTTGGCTTGAAAACTTTCACCATAGCCTTCTTACCCTCCTTCTTCATCCTCCTGAGCGCAGCATCATGCGCCGCCTTACTCTTGATGCGTCCATCCTTACCCATCATCAAATCCTTCTTCGTGAGACCACCGGATGTTTTTTCCGCGGTGCTGTGGAAAACTTCAGCGCGAGTACCAATAGCCATTTATCTTATGCTTTGAAAATTTTTTTGATGTCCAGAATTGAAATCTTTGCCGATGTCCTGTTCACCGGGATTTGTCTCTCGATTCGTTCATCATTGAGTACTTTGGAACACACGATGGATTTATGACCCTGGAGTGCCATCATTTCTTCTTCCACACTCACAAAACGCGCACACTCTTTGTAAATTAGTTTTTTGACATAGACTGGTTTGGTCTGACCCGTCCTATGACTCCGACCAATCGCCTGGAGTTCGGTGGCTGGGTTCCATGACGGTGCTGTAATGTATACGCGAGTTGCTTCTTGGAGGTTGAGACCCTGTCCTCCAGCTTTGATTTGGATAATGAAGACAGCACCCGGGGCAGCCTTCTTGAACCCCTCAATCTGACCGACCCGCTCCTCCTTGTGGACTGACCCATCGATCCTAAAAACAGGTCTTTCCATATTCTTCTGGATGTGATTCATCTCCCCTCGGAATTGACAAAAAATGAGGGTCTTCTCACTGGGATGGGACTTGACCATCTCAAAAAGGGTCTCCATCTTGTTAGAGCGACCAACCCATTTCTCCGCTTGTGTCCCAGTCTTCTTCGCAACACCATCCAAGTATAGAGGTGGATGTATCATACACTGTCGGGCTCGAAGGAGGCACTCCAGGATGACCATATTCTTGGCATTGAGACTTTGGGCGTCTCTAAAAGCATCACGAATCGTTTCCTGTGCCTCAAGGAACATGAGTTCATACAACTGCTTCTCATCCGGGTACATCTCCAACTCTACATTCTCGAAGTAGCATGGGGGCAGACGAAGCCGCTCACTGATCTGCGACAGATCTTCCTTGGTGCGTCGAAGGATGTAGATATCCTTGATCTTGTTGGTCATCCCCTGTACAACCACCTTCGAGAGACCCAGGAATGTACAAAGAGACACGAAATCCTCTATGGAATTGAAAACTGGTGTACCAGTTACAATCCACTTGATTTGGGTCTGGATGCGACACACACTCTTGAACAACTTGGACTTCTTGTTCCGAATCTCATGGGCTTCATCCAAGATTACACGGTCCCATTGGACCATATGAAGTGGAGTCTTGGCATCTGCTCCAGCACCCTTCGTCGTCAGTAGTGTGTATGGCGCGAGTGTCACATCAGCCTCTTTCATTTTTCGTTCTGGACCGTCAAAAACATTGATCGTCAAATTGGGAGCAAATCGGTTGATTTCTTCCGCCCATTGGGTGATAATAGATTTGGGTAAGATGATGAGGGTACGGGGCTTTGGGTTCCCAAGCATGGTAGCAATTAACTGGATGGATTTGCCAAGACCCATTTCATCACATAGGAAGCCTCCTTTGGGTCCCGACTTCTGTCCTTCCATTGTAAGCATCCAAAGTACCCCTTCACGTTGGTATGGCGCAAAGAGACGTCCATTGAGGTTGTCCTTTGCACGGTTATACTGTTCTTCGATAGACATGGTTTCAAGTTGATTTTCTCGTAGAGGTAGGTCACTTAGGTTTGTCACTTTGAGGACATACACAAAAAAATAAATGTTCTTAGATGTTTAAAGATTTTTCAGAATAGAAGAATCTATTTTTTATTGAGTGTCATAAACTTGACAAACTCTTCAGTCGTCATTTTAAAAAAATAATTACGAATAATAAGAAGATGTCGTCTTCAAACAATAATAGAGTATATAACAATTTCCCAGTAAACTTTCATGACATGCAGGAGCGTGCCTCACCTGCATGGCGACAAATAGCTGAGTTCCTCGAGGCACAACGCGACACAAGCCCAGAACAATTTAGATACTGGATTGAAAGTGGAAATGCTGAATTAGTATCCGATTATGACAACCGTGGTTTCGAACATATGAATGCTAATAGTTGGATT